GATAGACAGCAGGCACTCAATCTGATTAAACATATACCTGCTGCTATTAACAGGAAGGGTGAATGGGTCAAGCACAACACTGGCGTCTTTGTGACAGCAATCCCCGCAGATCCCATCACTGGCATGAGCAGCTTAGATTATAAAGAAGCAGAAGATCTAGGCTACGTAAAATTAGATCTGCTTAATGTGCATGTGTATGAGCAAGTACAGGATGAGTCTCATCTCATTGATCTGATGGCGACAGAACCGAGATGGGAGATGCTGGACCACAGAGAGTTCGTGGAACAGATCATACACATTAACAATCACTTTGATACACTGAAGAAGATGCCCGAGCCAGTAGATACCATAGCTAGGATGGCCATGTTCCTTGCTGTGATACGTCCAGCAAAACGCCATCTGATAGGCAAGGTTTGGAAGGATGTTTCGGCTGATGTATGGAACAAGCCTAGCGATGGATCATATTACTTTAAGAAAGCGCATTCAGTAAGCTACGCACATTTAGTAGCATTACACATGAACTTATTGTGCGGGGGGTCGGCGCATTAGCTGCACCATCTTGCGCTTGGTACGCTTTGATGCCAGATCCATGAGTTTGACAGTATGTCCAGCTATTACTACGACTTCTTTGGTTAGCAACGTCTTAACCACATAGCGGAACTGGCTCCAATCATCCTTGAGAAAGATGTTGATAGGTATCATGCGGTTTGACTCCCACCACCACTGCTCAGCAAGCACGATAAAATCCGCGCGATGCTGTTCAGTTTTCAAACTCTTGAAATCATAAATGGTAGTGACATCTATGTCTTGATTTTGTATGATACAGACATATTCTTGATCACCATACTTGAGCAAGGCGAAGAAAGGATATTTCTCCAGGAAGTCTTCTGCGTGTTTGTCCATCATTCCGTTCTTTTACCAGAGATACTTAGCCAAATGAAATCACCAGGTGAAAAACATTGACGTATACTCGGAGATAACATATAATAACAAAGATGAACTCAATACAGCAAGCCATATCCAACGTACTACCTCGGCACAAGCGAGCAGCTAAAGACTGGCTCAGCTTCAACGCCGTATGCTGCCATCACAACGGTGAGACAAAGGATGCTAAGAGCCGCGGCGGAATGCTGTTCACTCCCGAAGGTGGTGCGAGCTATCACTGTTTTAACTGCGGCTACAGCACTGGATGGCGCCCGGGACTGCACTTTGGTTATAAGATGCGCACACTCATGGGCTGGATGGGCATGGATGAAGGACAGACGCAGAGGCTAGTCTTTGATGCCATGCGTGATCTCGATCAAACAGTCATCCAGCAAGAACAAGCAAGAAGCGAGATCAAGTTCAATCCACGTGAGCTACCGGCGGGAACCACGATCCGAGAATGGTTAAATGGTGGACTCGAAGACCAAGATCTAAATGATTGCAAGGCTTATATAGAATCACGTGGATTTGCGCTAGATGATTACCACTGGCATTGGAGCAACGAGGATGGATATCGCCGCCGTGTTATCATCCCGTTCACTTGGCGCGGACAGACAGTAGGTTATACTGCTCGCAGCATTGACACCAACAGCAAGATGAAATATATCAATTCGGTCGATAGTGACTTCGTGTTCAATATGGATGTCCAGCAGTGGGAAAAGAAGTTCGCGCTGGTAGTAGAAGGACCACTGGATGCTATAGCACTGGGTGGTGTAGCAGTGATGACTAACGAAGTAAATGATCGCAAGGCAGAGATCATCGATGGATTAGCCCGGGAGATCATAGTGATCCCCGACAGGGATAAGAGCGGTAAGAAGCTAGTTGATGCTGCACTAGAGTATGGATGGAGCGTGGCATTCCCTGAATGGGAACCGGACATCAAAGACTGTGCTGACAGCATGAGAAAATATGGAAAACTCTACACATTAAGAACTATACTAGCCACTAAACAAGATAGTAAACTCAAGATACAGTTGATGAGGAAAACACATGGCATCTAAGGATTACAGCACAGATCTACAGAAACTGTTCTTGGAGATCATGTTGGCTGATGCGCAGTGTTTCGTGCGTGTGCAGAACATATTTGATCCAGCTAACTTTGATCGCAGCCTCAGGCCAGTGGCTAATCTCTTGCAAGACTACAGCAAGAAATACACTGCATTACCTAATACTGATCAGGTCAAAGCAGAAACTGGCACTGATTTACAGAAGATTGACGCCGTAGAAGACTCGATGACAGCTTGGTTCATGGATGAGTTTGAAAACTTTACTAGGCATGAGGCGCTCAAACGTGTGATCTTACAGAGCGCGGATCTGATCGAAAAGGGCGAATATGATCCCATCGAAAAGCTGATCAAGGATGCAGTGCAGATCAGCTTAACCAAAGATCTAGGCATGGATTTTTGGAACGATCCCTCGTCAATGATGTCGAGATATTTTGACAATGGTGGGCAAGTAAGCACTGGTTGGCCACAGCTAGACAAGATATTGTATGGTGGATTCAGCAGGGGTGAGCTTAACATCTTTGCAGGAGGATCTGGATCTGGCAAGAGCTTAGTGATGATGAATATCGCGCTAAATTGGATACAAACAGGACTGCATGGCGTATATGTGACACTAGAGCTTTCAGAAGAGCTAACTGGTCTCAGGACCATAGCTATGCTTACTAACTCCAGCACCAAGGACATACGCAAGGACAAAGATACAGCAGCACTCAAAGTCAAGATGGTAGGCAAGAAATCAGGCAGCTATCAGGTCAAATACATGCCTGCGCAGAGCAATATCAATGACATACGCAGCTTCATCAAAGAGTATCAGATCCAAACTGGTAACAAGATTGATTTCATGATGATCGATTATCTAGACTTGTTGATGCCAGTCAGTGCCAAAGTCAGCCCCAACGACTTGTTTGTTAAGGACAAGTATGTGTCAGAAGAATTGCGCAACTTAGCCAAGGAACTGAATGTTTTGATGATCACAGCATCGCAGCTAAACAGGAGCGCGGTCGAAGAAGTTGAATTTGATCATAGCCATATCTCGGGCGGTATATCAAAGATCAACACAGCAGACAATGTGTTTGGTATCTTTACAAGCAGAGCTATGAAGGAGCGTGGGCGCTATCAGATACAGTGTATGAAGTCCCGTAGTTCAACAGGTGTAGGCATGAAGATCGATCTAGAGTACAACATCGATACTATGCGCATCACTGATCCAGGTGAGGAAGACGATTCCACGCAATACAAGCGTCCTGCTAGCACCATGCTAGACAACATTAGGAACAAGAGCACAGTGACATCTAGTACAACGCAAGATGATGGACCTAAGATCACAGCAGACGTGCAAAGCAGCAAGCTCAAACAGATGCTGGCTAACTTAAAAACACCGAGTTAAATATAACATGGATGATTTATATTGCTCGATGATACACGGTGGATTGCAAGTTGTGCTTACTAATTCGAAAAAATTTAGGCATTGCTGCTTGTCAAGAAACACATACGAAATTCCAGTTGATCTTTCTGCTGATTTGTTTAACAGTGAAGAATTACTTGCAGTTCGAAGATTGAATCAAACTAATCAATGGAATGCTGGTTGCGGTTCTTGTACCGAGATGGAAAAGACCCAACATCCTAGCTATCGGCGAGATTCAAATAATTTTTATGGATGGCAAAAAACATTTCGAGGTCCTATTAGATTAGATATCACATTAGATAATGCGTGTAATTTAGCTTGTCAAACCTGTGTCCCGGATAGTAGTACTTTTTGGCAGCAGCATTTGAAAAAAACAGGTATCTCGGATCCCGATAAAAACAAACATGAGATGTATGATCATGATCAAATGGTTGTTCGATTTAACATGATAGATTTAAGTGAACTTAAGACATTAGTGTTCAGCGGCGGAGAAACCCTATTAGGTAATAGCTCTTTTCGTTTCTTAGAGTATATAAAGTCTCGACGTCCAGATGGTGATATAGAAGTTTGTTTCCAGACCAACGGAACTATACCTATACCAACTAGATACCTTGCTTTATTAGAAAGTTTCAAATTAGTAAAGATGCAGGTAAGTTTAGATGGTGTTGGCGCAAGATTTAATTACCTTAGGTGGCCAGGAAATTGGAATGCAACAGTTGCTAATCTGATGAAGATGAGAGATACTTGTCCAGTTAATGTAATGTTTTTAATAGAGCAAACTCTAAGCATATTTAATCTGTACTATAAACAAGAACTCGCAGATTGGATCGAGGTTAATTTTCCTACAAATAGGTTAGGAGACGCAACATCTTACAGCCAGCATTTTGTATTTTCTACTTCCAATGGAAATTTTTCATTGGATAATCTAAGCGAAGAATACGTGGAAAAACTAGCGAGTGATGCTACACTCGCTGAGTATGTCCCTACTAATTTCGTAGAAAACGAACAAAATATTAAAGAAATGTTAGCCCGCATAGCTCTATTCGATGGTCATAGGAAACATGACTGGAAACAGGTTTTTCCAGAGGTAGCTGGATTTTATAATCGCTATATACAGTGATAGCTAATCACGAAAATGGATTAAATAGTTGACCATGAAACGACAAACTAGAAGCATTTTAGATGAGATTAGCGTAGCTTACAAGCCGCAGGATCGCGAAGCCATAATCGAAAGTCGAGCGAACCACATCATTTCATCAGCTATCAATCTAGTAAATCTCATTCGTGAAACTTACGACAATGAGACTGCTGGTGAATTAGAACGCAGGCTGTTAAATAGCATACGCGGTCAAGACACAGCTAAGTTCATGCGCGGAATCAGGAAAGCTGGACAATGAGAATAGATGAAATATTAGAAGCGTTGCCCGGGCAAGTTGGCAATATCGGGAAAGCTCTTGGTAAAGTTGGACTCGGCCGATTAGCAGGCCGTGCGTCAGCTGCTGATGCAAAATTTAGATACAAAGCCAAGCAATCATATAAACTTTGGCTAACTGTGGTGCCTAAATTACAGCGTGGCGGCATAGATATTAGTAATCAGGCTACCTATGCTGATTATTTTGGTCGCTGGATGGCACCTAATCTAAGATTAGTAGTAACTGACCCAATCATTAAAAACGCAATCGACGAACTTAAAGCAGCCTCAGAAATCAATCCAACATATATGATTGAGCTTATATCTAAGATGATGGGGCAACAGCGATCCAACGCGATACGAACTTCTTCAGAAACG